GCTTTATAAATCTTCCGAAGAAGTCATCGAAGCTATGCAAGCGCAAGCGGAGATGATGCAACAAATGCAGCAACAGCAAATGCAAGGTTAGCAAGAATGAGAAAAATTAGTTCGACATACAACCCAACGCCTGACGCGGCTAGAGCATCGCCAATTAGAGAGCGAAAAATTGAAAGCATTGCGGGAAATGTGTCGCCAAGTTTCTCAAGCGCGGCAAGGGGAACGCCTAAAGCACCAGTTGGCGGCAAGCAAACGGTTTCAAAAACACAAAGCTTCTTTGGGGGCATGTCGCAAAATTTTAAAAGATTGTCTGGCAATGCGGGAAAGCCGTTTAAGGATAGGAAAACAAAAGCGCAATATAATGCTTCTAAACTTAAATGACCAAACATAGCGTTAAACGTAAAATCAGCGAAATCCAGAAACTTGCAGAAAATTCCGTTGACGGAATAGCTCGGCCTCCCAAAGCCGAAGAAGCCATCAACGCCATTTGCCGCAGTGTTCTAAACGGATCAGAGGGGGATGCCTTTATGGATTACCTCAGATCAATCACCACAAATGTAGTAATGCACCCTTCCGCGTCTGATGCAGAGCTCAGAATGCAGGAAGGAATGCGCCGTTTGGCGGGTATCTTGGATGCGCGCCGCAGATCCAAAGCGAAAGGATAACCCATGTCTGCCGAAGAACCCGCAACTGAGCCATCAGAAGCGCCAAGCACAATGTTTCAGCCAGATGCGTCTGAACCCATCGAGCCAGATAATCCAGGTGCGGAACCATCAGGCCGCCCTGAGTGGTTGCTTGAAAAGTTTAAAACACCCGAAGATCAAGCGAAAGCGTATAGCGATTTATATGGAGCCTACTCGAAAAAAACAGAAGACATGCGTGCGGAGGTCAAAGCGGAAGCCGCCGAAGATTACGCCAAATCTCTCGGCGTTCCAGACGATATTGACGGCTACACATATCCCGACGGCTTTGAAGCACCTGACCCAGAAGTTGACCTTACGCTGAAAGAATGGGCGAAAACCAACAACGTCGGCAAAGAGGCTTTTGAAAAACTGATTTCCGATGTCTATTCCAAAACCCAAACAAACTTTGAAGCTGAAATGGAAAAGCTTGGCGAACATGCCGACACGCGCATTTCCAGAGTAAACAAATGGATCACGAAAAATGTGGATGAAGCGCATTTTGATAAGGTCAGCAAAGTCATGCAGGATGCAAATGGCGTGGAGTTTTTTGAACATCTTATGAAACGCAGCGCCGACCGTGGTTTTGCCCCTGATGATCTAGGCACAACCACGCCGCAAAAAACACTGACCCGCGATAGCATCAGAAAAATGCAAGCCGACCCAAGGTTCGGGGATGACAATGAATACACAGAAATGGTGCGCGGACAGTGGCAAGCCTTTGCCAAGCAGCAAGAAGCCGCACAGCGCCAACGACGTTAAATACCGCCTGCTCCCATCAACACCTCACGACCTCAGGGTGTTGCACCTTAATCTGCGACCGTCAGATAGGAGTGAGATTGCTTACAGTCAAAAAGTAACTCACTCCAACATTTTTGCGCAGCTTTACGAGCGGGTTCACAAAGACAATTATTTCACCCTCTGGCGCGGCAATGACGTTGTTGCGATTGGAGGAATTACCCCCTCAAACTGGTCGCCCCATGTGGGGGTAATCTGGCTTTTGGGAACGGATCTTGCAGATCGGTATTGGCGGCAGATGACAAGGATCTGCGCGCGGTTTATCGACAGCAGCAAATGCGAATGGCTTGGCTTTGGCAATGTGCTTCCCCCAGATGCGACAAAGCGCATTAAGTGGCTAGAATATTTAGGTTTTGACATTGCTCCCGACAAAGCGCACATTTCAGGGCAAGAGTTTGTCGCATTCTATATGGACACCTCTGAATACGGCCCCGAAGACCGTTAGCGGCTCCGCACAGGAATACCCGTGAGACAGGTTGGAGGAACACCCGACACGTTCCTGTAATCACTCATGGAGGGCCAAATGGCTTCTACAATTGATGTCGCATTTATTGAGGAATATAATGCCGACGTACACCTAACTTACCGCCAAATGGGTTCTCGCTTGCAGAACATGACCCGCAAAGGGACTGTTCAAGCGAAATCTGTTTATTTCCAACTGTTCGGAACACTGGCTGCGCAATCTAAAACGCGCAACGCAGAACACACGTTCATTGATCCGACGCACACCAAAGTCAAAGCCGACATGACGGATTACTATGTTCCGACATTGATCGACGACCTTGATTTGCTCAAGCTGAACATCGACGAAAAACGCTCACACGCCGCAGCACATGCCGCAGCTTTGGGCAAGAAAACCGACGAAGTTCTGATCACAGCAATGGAGGCAGGTGCAAACAGCACTGACGCAGGTGATGCAACAGCCGCTTGGGATTTTGATACAGCAATGTCTGTTGTGACAAAATTCTCTGTGAACGAAGTTCCTGATGATGGTCAACGCTTCTGTGCGCTGCACCCTTACGCATGGGCGCAATTCCTGAAAGTTTCAGAGTTCGCAAATGCTGATTACATCGGTCAGGACAGCCTTCCGTTTAAAGGCGGCATGACCGCTAAACAATGGATGGGTGTAGTTTGGTTCCCGCTTCCAAACATCGCCCATGGCGTTGCTGCAACAAACGTCGCCACAAACCTGATGTGGCACAGAAGCGCAGTCGGCCACGGTGTTAACGCCGAGATCAATACGATCTGGGATTACGAAAACACCCGCAGCGCTTGGTCATGTGTATCTAGTATGTCTCTTGGTGCAAAAGTCATCGAGGACACTGGTATATACAAAGTCTCTACTTTGTCGGCAGCGCCGTCCTAAGTAGGTCACTGGTCTTGGTGGCAGACTAGGCCAGTACATACGACTAAGGGGGGCGGGTTTTTCTCGCCTCCCTTTTTTAAAATAAAGGCAGGGCAGTATGACCGTTACACCCCTTTCAGTTTCCAATTCATCGCTCAAGGTTATGAACGCGGCATTGGCGCAAATCGGAGTGCCAGAAATTGCCTCTTTTACAGAAAGCACACTGGCTGCAAAAACGGGAAACCGCCTCTTTGCAGACATTTTGGAAGACGAGCTTTCAGCCTATCCTTGGCGGTTTGCGCGTGACCGTGTTGCGCTGACAAGATTGAGCGAAACAGCCCCCTCTCCTTGGACGGGGCTTTATCAACTCCCCACAAGCGCCATTGCTCTGCACACGATTTATGTGGATGACAGCATTGCCGCGTTTGATCGGTTCGGCTTTAAAATCGCCGTCAATGTGGATGCAAGTTCGAGCTCCACAGTCACGGCAGAATACACAAATACAATCGGCGCAGACGGATGGCCCGGATATTTCAGACGCGCGTTTGTTCTTTCGCTCGCCGCCGCGATTTCCATGCCAATCACTCAAGACGAAGGCACGTCTGCGGCTTTGGCGAAAGAGGCAGAAATGATGATGCTCAAAGCCAGATCGCGCGATGCGCAGGGCAGAACCCCGTCGCGGCTCGATACCAAGCTCTTTATTAAAGCACGACGCACACACAGGAATATCTGATGCCAACGCTTACGGATTTTCGGTCTGATTTTAGAAAAGGGCGCACGGGATCTGGATTGCGTATTCGCCAAGAAGCCCAATCTTATACATCTTCTGTGCGTGAGGCCAATAACTGCATGGTTTTGGCAGACGGTCGCATCGGGCGACGGTGGGGAACCAAGCGGCTTGAAACCCTTGCCGATGGGGATACGCGCATAGAGCCTTGGTATTTCTCGTCAGACGATCAATACCTGTTGCTGTTTTCCAATGCCAAGCTGATTGTAAAAGAATACGACAGCAGCACAGACAGCTTTACCACCCGCGCCACATTCACATCGCAACCGTGGACAAACACCACAAAAGACTTTCTGTCCATCGCCTTTGAGGGCGATACAATGGTCATTTGCGACGAGACTTTTAAAACAAAAGTCCTCACCCGCACGAATGCCACAAGCTTTACGCTGACCGATTTTGCCTATGGCACAAGCATGGAGACAGGACGGCAGCAAGCGCCGTTTTATCAGTTTGCAGATGACAGCCTTGAGCTCACCACCAACATCTTTACCAAAGAAGGGCTTTCGACGGGATACAACAGCTTTTTGCAAAATGTGACTTCTGGCTCGTTCAATCTCACAAACGGCACAGGCACAATAACATCGTCGGCTGATTATTTTACAACCGATCACGTTGGCACAAGAATGCGGCTGCTCGATGGCGAGTTTCAAATTACATCGCGCAACAGTGCAACAAGCGTGCAAGTCACTGTGATTGACAACATCGTAAAACGTCTGGATGCAAACCCGTTTTACCTCAAAAAAGACTCCACGCTCGTCGAGGTTTCGTTCTTTAACCACGGGCTCGAAAAAGGCGATCAGATTTTTCTGGCGGGAATATCGTCCTCAGACGACAGTTCTGCGACTTTGGCAAAAGCGGTCAAGGCCGCAACATCCTCAACATCAGCCCCGTCAAATTCCAGTGCGGGGGCGTACACAATCAAGCGCATTCTCGACGCGGATACATTCGAGATTGATGGCGCGGGATCTGCGGCAACCAATGATGTCTTGGTTGGTGGCACAGGTGTTCTTTGCTTTATTATCTCTGGCATAAAGGGCGTAAGAGAACCCGCGTTTTCTGACGCGCGCGGTTGGCCTACGGCTTGCGCAATCCATGAACGCCGCCTCTGGCTTGGCGGCACGACTTCTTTGGTCAATGCCGCTTGGGGATCTGTGTTTTCCCAATTCAGAAACTTTGAGCTTGCAGAGGGCGGTACGGCTGACGCAATTGCGCTTTACGGAATTGGGCAGCAGTCGCGGGTTCGCCATATTATTGCCGCGTATGACCTTATGTTTTTTACCGACGAAGACGAAATTTACGTCCCAGGTTCGACAACTGAGGCCATTACGCAAAGTTCTGTGCGGATTGTGTCTGCAACCGAGCACGGATCGAGCTATACAAAGCCGCATAAATTCGACGGGGGCATTTTCTATATAGATAAAAACGGCATTATTGTGCGCGAGTTTGCCAATGACAGCCGCATTACAGAATATTCATCGCTTCCCGCGTCCGTGGTTGTTCCCGATTGGGTCAAGTACCCCAAAGACAGCGCGGTGTATGAGGGCGCTGCTTCTCTCATTACCACGCCGTATATGTTCTTTACCCGCCAGACAGACGGGGCAATGCTTGTGCTGCATTCCTCACGGGCTGATGACAGCTTTGGATGGATGCGGTGGACACTGGATTACGGATCGTTTCAATCGGTCGCCACTTTGGGCAATAACGTCTTCTGCGTTGCCAAGCGGCAGGTCAATCTATCGGGGGGAACCCCGTCGGGGTCTGATGAATATGTGGTGATGCGCTTTGATACAGAAAGCGAGAACTATCTGACCACTGACTTTACGGAAAGCTTTACGGCATCATCCACAACGTCATGGACGAGCTCGAACACTGCAAGTCGGGATCAGCAAGCTTATCAGGGCTATTATACCTATGCCGATGTTACGCTAAACAGTAGCGGGGCGTTTACAACATCGACCGCGCTGCCCGCCGTAACAATTGGCGATCAGATGTCTTGGAGTTTGGAGCTT